TTTTCTAATCCTGCGGCCCGGATTGGATTCGGTACCATGGATCTTTTGCAGGCGACAGAATATCCCCTGACCCGTATGACCCAGAACTACCAGCTCCTAACCAGTCTGTACCGGGATAACTGGATTGTTCAGAACATCGTAGCTACAATCCCCAATGATATGATCCGAAAATGGTATGAGATCAGATCGGGTATCGCTCCGGAATATATCGACCAGATGGCCCGCTTAGAACGGACCACCCAGCTGCGAAAGAAATTGCTGACAGGCTTGTGCTGGGGGAGGCTGTATGGTGGTGCAGTTGGAGTGATTCTTATCAGGGGACAAAATGATATGTCCCAGCCTCTGGATTTGGACAGCATAATGCCCGGGAGCTTCCTGGGATTGCAGATTCTGGACCGGTGGAGTGGTGTATATCCGGAAAGTGATGTGGTAACAGATCCGTCCGATCCTGATTTTGGACTGCCGGATTATTATATTATCCGGGATGAGACTACAGGCCAGACGGCTGTGCGTGTGCATCACAGCAGGGTGATCCGGTTCATTGGGCGGGAGCTGCCGTGGCTGGAACAGGTGGCTGAACAGTATTGGGGAGAGTCGGAGCTGGAGGCGATTTACAGCGAGGTTGTTAAAAGGGACAATGTATCCGGTAATATTGCAGCTTTGACCTTCCGGGCAAATATCAATTATTTGGAAGCGGATGGACTGGATCAGCTGCTGGGGACGGCAAATACAGAGATGCAGCGTAGGTTTTGGAATTTGATGCAGGCCCAGGCAATCATGGAAAGCAATTTTGGAACCCGCATCATCAACAAGGGTGACGCTATGCACAACGTCCAGTATACGTTTACCGGCCTTGCTGATGTGTATGACAGAGTGATGATGGATGTGGCAGGTGCAGCCAGAACACCGGTCACGAAGCTCTTCGGGCGCTCGCCTGCTGGGATGAATGCTACTGGCGAATCTGATATGCGTAATTATTATGATTACATAGACGGCCTGCGGGAAACAGATTTCCGGGCCGTGATTGAAAGGCTGCTGCCGATTATGGCATTATCGGCCTGGGGACAGATACCGAATGATTTGGAGATTGATTTTCCGCCCATGCAGACCCCAGATGCCAAGGAAACTGCGGAGATTGCAGAACGTAAGACCAATGCAGTTCTGGCAGTATATCAGAATGACCTGATTGATTCTGCTACCGCACAGCAGGAGCTTCAGACGCTGACCGAAGAAACCGGAATGTTTGGAAAAATCACGGACGAAAGCATCGAGGCGGGCAGAGGTCAGACTTACAGCAGTTCCAGAGCTATGCAGGATCCTCTGATGGGCTTAGAGCTTCCACGGGAACCAGCGCCAGGCAATGAGGGGGATTTTGAATGACACGGCAGATGAAGATCCTTCCGTCGGATCGGGCAGATGTAACGGCTTATATGCGTATGCTGTTTTTGCGGACAGAGCAGGAAATCATAAATGTGATCAACCGTAAGCGGTCGGTGGGCTATGTAGATTATGCCGAGGTAGCTGCTCTGGAACGTGTTCAGAAGATCCTGCAAAGTATGATAGATCAGTCCTGGGCCTATGTCCCGACGATGATAGAAAAGATATTCTACCATTCGGATAAGGATGCTTCAGGTTACTCGAATGCCAGGAAGATGACTGAGACATTCTCAGCGCCCCGGATTGCTATTATACAGCAGTTGACTGATAATCTGCTGGGTGAGCTCACAGAGGCCTCAGAAACAGCTTATGAGAGCGTACGGAAGGTC